TTATTAAAGGTAGCCGCCAAGAATATTGATACCGCATCCGATGCCGGAAAGGCATCCATGAATATGGTATATAATGCCATGAAGCCCAGCGGGAAGATTGGGCTTGTCCGTAAAGGAATCGCAATGGGTGCAAAATTCACTCCTGAAATTGCTGGAGCAACTATCGGGGCATCTATGTTTGGACCCGAAGGAGCGGCGGCTGGAGCATTAGCCCCATCGATATTAAAAGGTGCAAAGATAATTTCCACAATGCCCGAAAATATAGCGATATCCTATATTATGAGATCCGCCACAGAAGCGGGTGAGGAAATAACCGAACAGGCGGCAAGGAAACAATGGCGAGGGTTGACGGCAAAATATTTATATCCAGCCGGAATATTGGGATTAGGCGGCGGAGCAGTCTTAAGTAGCCAAGAAGGCGGTGGCGGAATATCCGACTCTCTCCTTAAAATTGGTGGAGGTGCATTCGCTTTAAAATTTTTACCCAAACTCGCTCAGTTCTCCGATGCCGCAATGAGGGATAGTCGAGTGATCGGACCGGAGTTGATCTATGCGAGGGGGGAGAATAGTCCGTTCTTTAATAGGCTGGCATTGTTACCATCGGCGGATGAAGGATTAATCGGAGCAAATGCTGACCGCTTTCAGGCACTCACTCGGACATCTAGTGGCGAAACTATTTTAGAGAAGGCGATAGATAAGGTCAGACCAATAGGCCGAGGGATTGTAACATCTGTAAAAGATGAATTTCCAACCGGCGCACCCTTTCGACCAGGGCTTAGTGACACCAATAAAATGCTGTCCGACCCGACAAGGAAAGTCGCTCAGTTCTTGGATCGCACTCCAACACTTGGGCGAGGATTAGAGACACTCGGACGATTTGGGACAGTGGTAACTGCGGGGTCAACTTTACCCGCCGCCTTTGGTTATGTAGGTTCAGGCGGACAGGCAGAAGGTGCGATAGCTGGTGCATTAGTATCCGCACCATTCACATCGATTGGGGCGGGTGCTGGGATGTTCCAATCTTACAAAAATAAGAGCGATTTGTTTCAGCAAAAGATGGGTGATGTTTATTACTATCGGGAGCATCTTAATAAAAGCGAACAGGCAGATTTTGATGCATTACCTATGCACATTCGTATGGCCTTATCGGGTTACAGCTTATCCCATCCCGATATTATGTTTCAACCTGGTACAGAAGGACGGGGCAACTTTAGTTTTAATCCTGACCTTCAAACTTCTGTAGTCGAATATAATAAAGCAACGGGGGCGGGATTAATAGAAGGAGTATTAGCCCACGAAGTAGGACACCATATAGAAATCCACGGCCTTACTCCGATGGTAAATAAACTATTCTTTGGCGATCCTGTTACTAAAGAAGGTGGGGTATATGGCAAATTTAATGACGAAGGTGAAATAGTCCCCAACAAAGAGTTTGAGGATTTGAGAGATTTCTATCTGAAAAGATTATCGGGAGATGATTCGATCAACCCAGCCGATGCGGATCGATACCAAGGCAAAGAAGGCCAACAGTTGTTAGTGTCAGAATTGTTTGCGGAGCAAGTTCGGGATTACTTACTTTCAGGTAAAAAAGATAAAGGTAACACAGTCGCAGAAAAGATTATCCGTGCATCCTCTGAGGCAATGATGGGAACACCATTCGTTCGGGACTTCCTATTAAAGATGAACTTACCAATGAAAGCCGATGGTAAATTTATTGAGGGTGGATTCTTTGAAGGCAAATTGAGGAGGATTCCTGAAATAACCAAACTGATCGACCAGTATTATAAAGATACTCGGGCGATGAGGCAGAGGGAAATTCAAGGCGAGGAGGTAACCACACCAGGTACAAATCGGGTGGATAAAGAACTAAGCATCGACTCCCGAAAGGCAAAGCGACCAATCGAGGGGGAGGAATTTGAAAGTTCGTTCTCAATAAAAGATCAAAACGATCCAGCTATTAAAGCAAAACTTGACACAGGTGGGGTATTTAAATGGAGGCCGACCGCAGACGGAGGTTCAGAATTAGAAACTGATGCAACTGGTACTCCAAAACGATACACTGCAAAAGAGTTGGAAAAACAGAACAGGGCGCAAGGCGATCATGCGATTAAAGTATTTGAGAAAAACGGAGTTGATATTATTACCCATAAGGACGGAAAGAAATCGACTGGAGATATTACTAACCTAACTCCTGAAATGATTGATGAGTTGGCACAAGGTCCGTGGCATCCTCGTCAGATACAAACACTCCGAGAAATCAGTCGATCATTACGGGAAGGTGATGGCGAACGAGCGGGCTTTTTAATTGGATACTTTGCCGCCTCAACTGGTAGAAAGCCAAAAGCTGTACCATTCGCTTTAAGAAAAGAAATGCCATATGGATTTAAACTTACAAAGGATGGAAATATTCTAGCTCTTTTACACGATGTACCCCAACTCGAAAAGAACCTTAAATTCTTAAAGGGCGGTAGGAGATTACCAGGTAAATATAGAGACGAATATAACCAGCTATTTGATAACGATACAGAAGTATGGGAAGCATTTCGACAGTACCGAGTAAATACCGCCAACGGAATGGACGGCCAACTTGGATTAGATGACGATCCAAGCCGAGCAATCCGCAAGAAAAACTTCCTTAATGCATTACACGGGGCAATCGATGCCGAGCATATTAATTTAAATCCGATACTTTCTGAGATAAGTAAATTAAAAGGGATGGATATGTTTAACCCATCCAAACGGCAACCATTCGGACCCGCCACTAAGACTTTTCGCTTGGATCGGATATTTGATGTAACAAGGTCAGGGAATCGAAATTCCAATGTAAATGTCGATAGGGCTAAGAAGTTGCTCATGCCCACCGAAATCCAAGAAGGTTCACCTGGTAGTTTCTTTAGACCAAAATCTTCAAGGGATATATCGGCTCAAGTCAGAACCTTTAAAAGTCCAGTCTATTTAAAGGATGGATCTCGGCTATCGGGAGTAGCAGACAATCCCGAGCAGAATCCATTTTATGGTTTTGATAAAAGTGGACAGGAGTTTAGCCAACGGCGGGAGTATGTAAATCCACAGGATATTACCAAGTCTAGGGACTCGGATCGCACAGCTAATCAGATTCGTAAAGAATTAGAAACTGGGCAGAAACTCTTCATGCCAGCCTCCGAAGCGGGTGCGGGGAAGGGGAAGCAAGCCGAGGCCGCAGATTTAGACTTCAAGATTAGTACAAGAAATCCTACCGCTAAGAATGCGACTGAAAATCCAATCACAGAAGATTTAATAATCAATACAGCATCGATTGCAGATGATGCTACAATGTTGGAATCTCATGCTTTAGCACTTCAGGAATACCCTGGTATAAAGAAAAACTCTAAAGTGCCAAAAAGGATTATAGATAGGTTTGTGGATCATGTGGTGGATAATCTTTTATATCTCCATGATCAAGTTCGCCCTGAAGTCAGAAATCGCTCCAAACTTTGGTACGATGGTGCTAGAAACATTACCGAGAAGTGGAATCAAAAATATGGGAATGATAAGCAAGCTATTGCCGCCGCTTTAGCTTCCTTATCTCCGCAAAAAGATTGGTTTATGAATGTAGACTTAGCCCGCAGAATGCTTGATATCTATAAAGATCAATCAGGCTTTGCGTTCGATAAAGCTATGGCGAAAAAATATATTCAGCTTTTTGAAAAAGGTATTGGTAAGAAGAAAGCAACCGAGATCGCAGAGGCTATGGTCGGTAAAACTTTAAACGAATTGCAAAGTGACTTTGAACAAGCCGCTTTTATTCGTTCATACGATGAAGTTTATAATCCAAGAGAGTACCAGGTTGTTTCTCCTGAAGGAGATTTTATCGGATTGGCAAAATCATTAGATGGAGTAAATAAAAAGGTAGCGTGGGGCAGTATGACGGAAATCTCTAAGGCGGTTAAAGTTTTAAGAAATCCATCTAAGGAAAGTATTTCGACTGCTCTAGGTAATGCTCATAAAATTAGAAACTTTTACAATAATATCCTTCTTCCAAATGCAGATGAGTTTTCTGTAACGATTGATACCCATGCTATTGCCGCCGCTTTACTCAGACCATTAGCTGGTGCAGATTTAGAGGTTGCAAATAATTTCGGATCAAAGCCTAAAGGTGCAAAACGAAGTATTAAGAATAGTTCTGTAAAAGGAATTAGTGGCACATATGGAATATATGCAGATGCATACAGGAAGGCCGCAAAAGCTCGAGGTATTTTGCCTAGAGAAATGCAAAGCATAACCTGGGAGGCAGTTAGAGGATTATATGAAGCTAAATGGAAAACAAAATCTAATAAGGCTAAAATTGACAATTTGTGGAAAAAATACGAGAATGGAGAACTAACTTTAAATGAAACAAGAGAACAAATCCTTGAAGCCGCAGACGGAATCAGAGAACCTGAATGGGTTACAGAAAGATCCGATAGTGGAACAGATGGAGGTAATGAATCTTCCAATAAATCGGAGGAATTATATCGGTCTGAGTTGGGGGGATCGGAATTACGAGCCAACCCCCGAGGAGGAAGAACTAATCCCCGAGGTTCTAAAGAAGTAAACTTCTTGCCGGCTGGAAACTTTTCTAGCCAACCCGCCAATCGCATTACCCGCCAAGCACCCGCTATGCCTGGTAATCGCTTCATGCTTCCAGCCGCTTCAGCCGGTGCTAGGCTATCTGAACGATTCAGATAATCCTTCGCTAACCCTTGCGTTAAAAAAGGTCTAATTTAGTCCGATTTAGGGCTTGAATGGGTATAACTATGCCCATATTGTACGCAAGCAGTAGTGAAAGGTTATATATGAGAAAAGGACAGAAGAAATGGGTAAATGATTTAGCAGCGACATTGTACTATAAGGGCGAGACTCGTAAGTGTTTTGCGCACAATTTTAGGCATATGAAACTACAACTGCCCAATGCCATCTATAGAAAGTGGAAAATATGGGCGAATATGAATATGGACTATTTAACTGAGGTCAGTCATAATGAGTGGCATGGTTATGTTATCGCACCCACTGGAGAACGCATTAATTATGAGATTATTGACCGTAGGGACAGAGTTAAAGAGGCGGCTAGACTATTGGGGCAGATTGGCGGCCAAGCTGGCCGTGGGAAGAAAAAAGTTCGGGGAGATTCAAATTATTACCGCTTACTCCGAGCAAAAAGAACGATAAAAGATGCTAAAAAGAGGTATGAAAATAATTCATAATAGGCTATATGTGTACTAAATTAGATTTTTTTAAACTTTTTATTGACACAATGTGCCGATATGGTTTTAAAGCGAATAGTTCAGCAATGGATGGGCTGAATAAGTTCTTTAAAATTCTTAACAAATACCGGTTGGCGTATATTATGTTTCGCACAATATGCATTATCTTCCTAGGCAGACACATTTTCTGAATAAGTAGGAAGGTTTAAATCTCCAGCCGGTTTCACACTAACCGGCAAATGGAAACTAATTTAAACCAATATCACAATTTATTCCTCACCAAGAATGAGGTCAAAGAAATATTCAGATTAAAATCTGATAAAGCTCTCAATGCTTTCAAGCGAGAGTTCGGAATCAGGAAAAGAGGTCAGCACTACCTAGCTTCCGATGTCCGAAAAGTAATTGCCATCTTTTCCGAGGAGGTCGCATGAAGGTCACCATCGGAATTGATCCAGGTAAGTCAGGCGGTTACGCAATCGGTTGGGGCGGTTTGCGTGATATTAAACTGCATTCCATCGGTGAGGACTTTGAATTTGTAGAACACATTCAGGATCTTCAGGACCACCCATTAATAACATCGCTCGAGGCGGTGGTCGAATTGGTTCCGCCTTTTGCTGGTAAGATGATTCCTAGCTCATCTTCATTCAAACTAGGCGAGAACTATGGATTTATTCAAGGGGTACTTCGTATGGCAGAAATACCTTTCACACTTGTCCGCCCACAGGAATGGCAAAAAGGATTAAGCGGACTTCAGGGCTTAACTTCAAACAAGCGGAAGAAAGTTCTGATGAACCATGCCAAGCGATTCTTCCCCAATACCAATGGGAGGATAACCCTTAAGACTGCCGATGCGATCCTAATACTAAGACATTTTCTTATTAATCGATAACAATGGGCCTCCACCCGTAAAAATGGAGATAGAAACAAATACATATCATGGCAATATTACAGCAATCATCGAACGGAAGCGGACCTATAACCGGTTGGCCTCTAACTACACTCGCCCCACAAGGACAGACATTTGCAGTCTGTTTAGCAGTTAAGGATTCAATGAACATTCAGCGACCTTCCTACGAAGATCCGAGCATAATTGAAACGAAGAACTTCTGCCGTTTTTTATTCGGTCTTCCCGATGGGACAATGATCCAAACCGGTGAAATGACAATCAGCTTAAACGAAAAGAGTAAGTTGTTTAAGACTTTAACGAGTTGGAACGGGACAATGCCATTTGGCGGATTTGATACCGAGAGCATGGTCGGTAAGGGAGCAACTCTGAACATCATGCATAAGACTAGCAAAAAAAATCGGGAGTATGCAGATATCACGGCCATTATGCCAGTAATGGCGGACAGGGAAGCACAGATACCTGACAGATCAAGATTTGTCATCCCAACAGGGGACGAAGCACCCGCACCTATTCAACAGGCTCCCGTGGTTCAACCGGTTCAACCGATGCAAGCCCCGATTCAGCAACAGCCGGTTCAAACTAATACGACTGTGAATGTTGATCAGCCTCAACCGGTTCCCGCCGTACAGCAACCTGTACAACAGCCCGCTCCGCAACAGCAGACAATGGGAACACAGTTCACCGGTCCAGCACCTGAAAATGTACCATTCTGATGAACCCGATAGCTATATTACTAATCATCGGTTGGGCGGCAATAATGGCCGACATGGTTCTATGATGACCATTGAAGATATTAAAAGGATTTCGGCTAACACTGTGGGGGTGAAAGTAGATGAGATCGAGGGGCGGGGGAAGACACAGAAAGTTTCCCTCGCCCGTCAGATCGCTATTTATTTCACTCGGCAGATTAAAGGAGTGGAAGAGACGGGAAGGATTTTTAACCGCAACCATTCCAATGTCACGCACACTTGCAAACGAATTGAGGACTTCCTCGAATGCGACCGAGAGTTTGGGGCAATAATCCGTAAGGTGGGAGAGCAGATTAAATGAAATATCTGAAAAGAGGAATCCACCTGGTATACTTTTTATACCGATGCGGAAAGGAGGTAATCCGTGGCTATTCTACAAGCAAAACCGAAAAGAGGTAGTGGAGGGCATTGGTACACTTCCGAAGGGAAGGCCATGCACACCATGCCTCTCGCCAAGGGAGATGGTGAACGGAATACCACATTAAGGGATGCCAAGAAATTGGGACTATATCCATCGGTTACAACTCTTCTTGGCCTGTTTGCCAAGCCAGGTCTTGACCGGTGGAAACAGGATCAACTTCTTAATATAGCATTCAGCAATCCTCCGAAAGCTGGCGAAAGTTACGAAGACTATGCAAACCGATGCCTCGTTGAGCATGAAAAACCTGTCGAAGAAGCGGCAGACTTTGGCACTAAAGTTCACGATGCAATCGAGTCCTATTGGAAAGGGAAGCATATACCGGATGAGTTATTGGAATACATCCAACCCGCTCTCGATTGGAAACAGGAAAACCAACTGTCCTTCATCGAATTTGAGCTAATGCTCGTATCAAAAGCTCATGGGTATGCGGGAACAGTCGATATCGTAGGTCGTGGGAAAGATAATCAGATGTTCATTCTCGACTGGAAAACTCGTAAGACTCAAGAGGGAAAGAAAGTAACCGCATATGATTTTCAGATTCATCAGATTGCGGCATATGCCGCTTGCTATTGGGGCGAGGAAAATGTTCTGAACCATCGGGTACATGGAGCGAATGCTTTTATATCTAGCACGGAAAAAGGTCGCTTTGAAGTAATTCGCTACAGCCCTGAAGACTTAGCCAAAGCATGGAAAGTTTTTCGCTCAATCTGCGAAGTATGGAGATCTCTGAAAGGATATGACCCCCGAACCCATGCCAACAATGGATGAGGATATTTCAGACGAGTACCACGACGAACTCATTGCCGATCGCCGGAGAAGGCGGGGAGAAGGTTGGCGGAATCCAAAACCCGAAGAGGAGGAAGAAGATGAAGAGATTCAAGAGTAAGAGTTACCTCCTGCCCGACTCGGTGATGGAGACTAATATCTGCGTGAATATGCCTGATAAAATTAAGGAAGCCTTGAAAAGGCGGTCTTATAGTCAGAAGCAAGGCGTGTCCAGGTATGTATTAAACCTGATAACGGCGGACCTGCGCAAGGTAGATAAGGAAATAGAGAAATACTTAGGGGAATGAATCCGGATGCTTGGTACAGTTTCCATTTCGAGGTCAAACAGGCTTACGACCTCTTTTGGACGAAGAACCAACTGGCTTATGTCAATGGGCGGATCGTTAGGACCAAGATTCCGAGGGTCCGCCCAAAAGCCAAGCATGAATTAGATTTCAGAAACAAAGGGAGGAAGAAAGATGGCGATTACAAAGAAGGAAATATCTGAAGCATTAGAAGCACTCAGCATTCTTAGCTCACAGATTGGAAACGCTAGGATCCGGGAGATGCACCGAAACCCTCTGCAAGAATTTATTAAAAAAGTAGAAAAGGAAATGGATGAGAAAATTAAAACAGGAAAGAAGGCCTAAACAGCCCCTTCACCATAAGGGCTATCTAACCAACCCACATGGGTATAACACGCCAATAATGACAACCAAGGCTCCGGCAGTAGCACCTGAGCTTAAACCCATGAAGGGGGAGAAATGAATACAGACTTTAAAATGGGCAGAGGCTTACCTCGAGGGGAGAAAGTAGTCGTAAAAGTGGGGAGCAGACAGGCGGACATCCTACTCGACTTGGATAAGATGGTTTGGGCGGTGACCTTTGATACTCCCGACTTACCAGTCCTTGAATATCCGACTCTACAGAATGCGGTGATGTCCGCAGAAACAATTTTAAAGGAGGATCGGAATTGATCGCCCTGGATGTGGAAACAGTTTGGTCGAAGAGTTACTCAGTGGCCACGATGGGACTCGACCGATATGCCAAGCACCCTGACTTCAGGGTAACCATTGTTTCCTTGGTAGCCGATGACGGATTTGAATGGGTAGGAGATCCGAGGGACTTACCGGTCGAACGCTTAAACGGCCAATCAATCTGCGCCCATAATGCTGAGTTTGATTCGGTATGTTGCAGAATGGCAATGGCGAGGGGGCAGATGCCACAGTTCACTCCGAAGGAATGGATTTGCACGGCGGATATGGCAAGCTGGCATCAGTTGCCGAGGTCATTGGCGGGATGTTATAAGGAACTATTTGGCGAGGAACTAAACAAGGATGCCCGCAATGAAATGAGCGGATTGCGACCTGAGGAGATCTTTCAGAATGAATCGTTTAAGCAGTATGCACTCGGCGATTCCCGAGCGTGTATTCGGATTTACAATGAATTAAAAATATCCTTCCCCGAAAAAGAATTTTTACTTTCCGCATTTACCCGAAGGACTGCAAGCCGAGGTATGGCAATCGATCAGAAACTTTGCCAGGAATATATTAATAAGACCAAGGAGATCATGAAAGAGGTCGAAGACTTTCTCCCTTGGGTCGGTCCACAGGGCGGGGAGCCAACATCTCCGATGGCATTGGCAGATTATTTAAAGATGCAGAATGTCGAGCCTCCGGTCTCCACCAATGAAGGTGATGAGGAAACCATTTTATGGAAAGCTAGGAATCCACAATATGCCCCAATCCTTGATGCAATGAGCCGATGGAGAAAAGCGAATAAGGCCAATAAAACCTACACCGCTATGATCCTTCGAGTCCGACCCGACCATCGAGTTTCCACCCGTCTGAAATACTGCGGTGCGCCGCATACCGGTCGCTGGAGTGGAGCGGGCGGGTTAAACTTTCAGGGCATTCCTCGGGACGAGGTGGAAGGTACATCGGCCAAGAAATGTCTGACACCAGGCAAAGGCCGAGTCATGGTCTCTGCCGACCTCTCGCAAATCGAGCCGAGGGTATTGGCCTATCTTTGCGGGGACTTTGATTTCCTTGGTTTGGTCAGAGGCGGGATCGACTTATACGAGGCACATGGCCGAGCGACTGGACTTTACAACGAGGATGAACCAATGAAGGATTTAGCCCCCGAACTTCGTCACTTATGTAAAGCCCGTGTTCTCGGATTGGGCTATGGATGTGGACCAAAAAAATTCGGCCAAGTGGCACAGGCTTTGACCGGTGGGAAATTAAAAATGACCGATTCTGAGAGCCGAAAACAGGTCAAAGATTTCCGCCAGCAGAATCCTAAAATTGTCGAATTGTGGAAGAAGTGCGAGGACCACATCCGAGAGGAGGCCATGCATACTCCCGAGTGTGCAGTGATGCACATGAGATCCGGCAATGTGATCAGATATTTTAATGTAAAAGATAATGGCCGAGAATTAACCGGTCAGAAGGTAAGAGGGCAAGGGTCGATGAAATTATATGGGGGCTTGCTTACCGAAAACCTAGTCCAGGCAACAGCGAGAGATATTATGGCGGATTCGCTCCTCAAGATTGAAGCCGCTGGACTCCCTGTTGTACTCCATGTCCACGACTCGGTCACAGTCGAAGTTGCGGAGAGTGAGGGACAGGCGGCACTCGATTTAATGATCAAACTACTAACCGAAGAACCTCTCTATTTGCCGGGACTACCCTTGGCGGCAGAGGGGGAAATCAAAAACCACTACTAAATATGGAAGAACTAAAAAAACTAATCAGCGACACAATTAATCCTTGGCTCAAGATTTTGCCGAAAGAAACCCATGAGGAGTTTGCCAAAAAGTTTGAGGTATTAATTAACGAGATGTTTAAGGCCAGACTTAGGCAATTAGCTGAAACATTATCCGACCAAAGCGAGGAGAGAGATTAAAAGGATTAAGGATGGGATGCCACAAAGCAATATCGTTTAAGCAGTGCGATGAGCCTAGTCGCTGGGTCAGAGTTAAAACCCATCCGTACTACTCGAAAGGGAGTGGCATTAGCCATAAGAAGCAATGCCTCCTTTGCGGGGCTTGCGGGGTGCTGACTGCGGATTATCCCCCGACTGGAGTTGAGGTTATCGATGAAGATAAGGCTAAAGAATATGAGAATCAAAAAAACATCGAACGACAGAATCAAATTCAGGAAGAGCTTAAAGCTCGGCAAGCCCGTAAGGAGGAAGAGCATTTACAGTGGAAGGATTCATATAACAGATATCTCAATTCGGAGGTTTGGAAGGATAAAAGAGGTTTAATTCTCCAACGAGATAGGAACATCTGCCAGTGCTGTCTCAAAAGACAAGCGACTGAAGTCCATCATATGACCTACGAATCTTATAATCAATCTCCAGGTAGTGAACCGGCATGGGAATTAGTATCCGTTTGCCGATCATGCCACGAAAGGCAACACGCATGAAATTCCTCGAAACCATCGGATTTATCGTCCTGTTCGTTTTAGCCACGCTGATGTTTTTCTACATCGTTTTTGCAGTAGTTTTAACACTAATCGAATCACTAATCTACACACTATGAAACCAAAAATTATCGGCCTATGCGGCCCCAAGGGCGTGGGTAAATCGACTTACGCCAAGACCATCGAGGGAGCGGTCATTTTATCCTTCGCCACTCCCATAAAAGAAATGCTGAAGGTCATATTACCTGGTCAGAAGTATTTAAATTTTAAGGAAGAACCAATCCCCCAATTCCCAGCAGAATTAAATGCCCGAAGGCTTTTACAGTCTCTTGGCACAGAATGGGGAAGGGAAAAAGTTTATCCGAATGTGTGGGTGGATATAGCCTATAAAATAGCACAGCCATACATCGGGAAGAAAACTATCGTATTTGATGACATCCGATTTCCAAACGAGGCATGGGCGATTAGAAGATGGGGGAATACCCACGAGGTTCTTACCTCCCTAATCCATATCTCGAGGAAAGGATATGAACCGGATGAAAATGATACCCATGTGTCCGAGGCGGGACTTCCAAGCGGTATGATCGATGAATGGGTGTCGGTGGAGGATGGCAGATAATACCATCCAAAAGATGGCGGTGGATGCCAAGCTCAGGAATATGCTTCAGAAAGTTCCTGAGGACCACGACGGATTCTCCCAACGAGAACTGGCGGAAAAGGCGGGGATTCACAGAAAGACTATTCAGCAGATAGAATCTCAGGCCATAGGAAAAATTACCGACTACATCGCTCAGTTTTTAAAAGAGGAAAGTAAAGAATAATGGCTATCCTATCCGCAGACATGGCGGGGTTCTTCGACAGGCTCCCGCAAGGTGACTTTGGCCACCATACCTTTATAGCCCGACTAACCCTCCGAGTGGCAACCCATCAGTCAGACTTTGAGAAAGCACATGACTATTGCCTCGAAGTAGCCAAAGAATTTACCCGCCGACCACTCCAACCAAATGAGATCCGAAACGCATTAACCGGTGCATATCAAATCCTTTCAGGCGAGAAGATTATCAGTCCATCGAAGAAAGTATCCATTGATACCGGTATATCATCCAAATCAAAAGGTAAGCCCGAAGACCTCGAGATGCTCCAGCTACGCTCCTCCGCCATTCCTTTGAATGCCGAGGAGGCGGTTTCCAAACTCTTCAAGCCCGACCACTGGATAAATATCCAGGCAGATAAATATAATACGATGATCAAGACGGCGGGCGATTGGGGCATCTCCCAAGGGGTAGGGCAGATGGAATTTATCAGTTACAACCCATTCAAGGATATCGGCCCTCGTCAAAAGGAGAATGCCGGCGAGCGGATGTACTTAGTCCACGAAATTGATGATCCAACATGGACCAAGGCCGAACAGATTGGACCGGCACTTGCCCTCGAAGCAATCTGTCCCCTCAAGATGATAGTCGATAGTGGCGGCCAGAGTCTACACTGCTGGTATGATTGGATACCTGGTAAGTTCGATCAGTTCCGACATATGTCCATAAAGCTCGGAGCCGATCCATCGATTTATAATTCACCCCTCGGCCTAGTCCGACTCCCTTGGGGAACGAGAAAGCCGAAGACTGAAAAGGGCGAGAAGTATTCCGCCATTCAACCAATTCTGTTTTGGCGGGAATGATTAATACCCTACTCAAAGCACAGATTGTCCGAAGGTTTATAAGACTAGGCATCAAGCCGGTCAAAGCGATTGAAATGGCTAAGCGGATGAACGAAGGGGATGCTATATTCATTGTCAGAAATCACATAAATTTAAAGCCCCAAATAATTTTAACATTAATCAAAAATAACATAAAAAAAAGATGAGACCTGAAAACGACCCATATTATAAAGCACAAGTAAAAGCCATAGAACTCGAGTATATGCTCGACAGCCCGACTGTCACCAATATGCCAAACCGCTCAATCGAGACGAGGAATGATGATCCAAAACCATTACCCGACATCATGTCCTTCGGTCAATGCATGGAGTTCGCCACGAACCCAGCCAATGAACTGGAAGAGATTATTGAGGGATGTCTCCACGAGGGATGCAAGATGATTATATCAGGCTCCTCGAAAGCCGGTAAAACATGGTCCTTAATTAACTTGGCCATCGCCGCATCCAGTGGGATGCCGTGGCTGGGGATGCCGGTTAAGCAGAGTAAAGTCTTATACCTCGACTTCGAGCTTAAGAAATACTTCGGTACGGACCGGATAAAGCGAGTAGCCAAGGCCATGTTTAAGGGAGAAATACCTAAAAACTACTACCTGGACTATTGGCCTTTACGAGGGCATCGGACAGAATTGTTGGATCTCCTAACCAAGATCCGAGTCGAAAGGAGAAACTACGACCTTATTATCCTCGACCCATACTATAAGCTGGCAACCGGTATAGACGAAAACGATGCCAAGGCGGTAGGCGAAATAGTCAATCTGATCGAAGATTTCTCCGAGGAAACAGGTGCCGCCATAGTCTTCGCCCACCACTTCTCCAAGGGTAATAAGTCAGAAACTGATCATATCGATAGAGCAAGCGGTTCAGGTGTATTCGCAAGAGATCCCGATGCCATCCTAACCCTGACCTCCCATGAGGAAGAGGAGCATCTTATCCTTGAAACCACCTCCCGAAACTGCCCATTCTCACCTCCAAAAGTCCTCGAATTTTCCGCTGAAACCTTCCCCCTTTTCGAGCATAAACCCGACCTCGAGGCCAAGTTCAGAAAGCCTGGTCAAACCTCCTCAATCCAAAAAAAGATTAATGAGGCTTTATGCGATAAGTTCCTCGAGCTGTTAAAGGATAAACCGATTGCCGGAAAAAACAGAGCAATTGAATTACTCCAAAAGCAAACCAATAACGAAGTCACCAGGGAAAGATTTGATAAGATTTTGAAGATGACGAAAGACCAAATTGAGATCGAAAAGAATGGTCCAAACAATTCAAATACCTATTCTCTGAAGCTAAAGCTAAAAGCAGAATAGTGCAATTAAATAGTCAGAAGAGTGGTAGTGTGTGCCCTTATAATATAAAACACACACTACTCTCAGTAGGTGGAAAGGCTGTTAGTAGTGGGACGCTTGCGCTTAGCCTGTGGCCCTTAGCAGGCCACACAGGCAAAGCCCATCCGCTGAAGCCGGCACACCTCCCACTACATTGCCAGCCTACAAGCTCACTCGATTGGGAGAATAAAATCAATCATCAGCTTACCCATTCACTCGTTCAAAATATTATACCGGTTAGGAGGTATAAATATATCCGTAAGATATCCGATAAGAATATGCTATCAGCAATCACAACTAAGAGGGGTAAAGATATCCTGTCTGCAATCACAGCTAGGAGGGCATTCAGAGGAATGGCGGGATTGGCGGTCTTATACCCTAGCGTGGTAGATTGTATAGGTCAGGCGATGAAAGACGCTCTGAGTAGCCTGTATGGCAATTTAAGAGGCTATTCTGTTAATCTATGTCGGTAACCTCAGCATCGATTACCTTCTCATCCTTCAGATTAGCAAGCTCTGCTCGGATCTCATCTAGGCTTAAAGATTTCTTCACTTCGATTGTCTGAGTAGGCTCACCTTCATACTGGCGATGCTTATCGATTAGGATGCCTGTGGCGATTGGTAGGACTCCGTTTGGTATTTCATCATTCTCCAGCTTTTCGATCATCTTTTCGACTGCAAGCTGTGAAGCATGGCCGATCAATCCTCTCATTACTTTCTTCGAGGACTCGATCACCTCTTTCTCTCGAGACCGAACCACAGCGATAGTATTGTGGGATACTTTCAACTCTTTCTTGATCCGAGTGACCGGTATCCCATCCGTAAGCATTTGAACCAACTTTGCATAGTCACCTGGTCTCTTATCGAATAAACCTTGAGCGGTGTAGATTATCGGACAAGCCTCATCGATGGTTAGGTTCGCTGGAAGATTATCCGGCATCACTGTAGTTCTCTTTCTTTTCGTTGGCATGATTTTAATCGGTGAAAGCATTTAAACAATTAAACCAAATAAATATTTGCGCAAGGAGAATTAGACATAATCATTCTTGCACGAAATTAGTGTAAATATTAAATAGCTGATTATTAATGCTTTATGAAAACGCAAATGAATCGTGCAGTTTGTAAAATTATATCAGTCAATCGCCAACAGGGGGGGAGGGGGGTCGGATCGGGCGGCCCGCCGGTCACCGAGACCGATTGAAGCCCATGAAAAAATTTTCACAAATTGCTCCACATTGCTCCACGCATTCCTCCACATTGCTCCACATAGTGTTAGCTCATGTTAGCATATGTTAGCTTATGTTAGCTTATGCTGGAATATGCTAGGATTAAATCTTAAACCCTTGATTATCAGTATGTCCGAACAAAATTTCACTAATTTTAAAAAATTGCCTCACCAGGTGTACCACTCATCAATCCATCTGATAAAATAGGACTATGCCACTTTCTTGGACACCGCATCCAGCCTTACCAGCCTTAACCTCCGATGAGATGCTGTCGATGACCCCCGAATCAATCCTCGCATACTGGGAGAAGAGGGAAGAAGCGATCAAGCTCGAAAAGGATGATCCTTATAGATATGGCTTTGAACTGGATACCTGGAAGCGGGCAGACGATCAGCTTAAAGAACATTCTGAAATCCTCGTTATGGGCGGTAACCGAGCCGGTAAATCGGAATGGGCGGCCAAGCGGGTAGTTCAATCCCTAGTAGAGAACCCCGGCACGATTATATGGTGTCTTACAGAGACCTCGGCCAACAGCATACAATTTCAGCAGAAGCTAATATTTAAATATCTGCCTAAAGAACTGAAATCCTTGGGCCGTGGTAAGGTTGGATATGTTATGTATTCACTTCGGAATGGCTTTACTGCCGGAAAGTTTACTTTACCTAACCGCTCGGAATGTATTTTCCGTAACTGGTCCCAAGATATCAGCACCATTGAGGGAGGAGAAATCGGTTCGCCGCAAGTCGTTGATAATCAAACACATAACATCGGATATTGGGCGGACGAATTGGTGCCGATGAGCTGGGTAAATACACTTCGCTACCGCACCGTGACCCGCAATTCCAAGGGAATTATCAGCTTCACCGCCGTTGACGGATGGAACAGTGTAGTCAAATCGATGCTCACAGGTGCGCGAACCATCCAGTCAACGAAAGCGGATCTCTTGGACGGGGAGGAAGTCCCCCTCGTTCAACAGCCCATCCGCAAAGCCAGTTCTGTGGTGTATTTTCATACAGCGGCGAATCCCTTTGGCGGTTGGGCGGCGATGAAGAATCAGTTGGAAGGGGAGAAGCGGGAGACAATTTTATGTCGGGCGTATGGAGTCCCTGTGAGGCAGTCTAGGGCAATCTTTCATTCTCTCTCGGATCGTAACTTCGTATCCCCCGAAAATCTTCCTGATTTCTCGGATGCAAATTGGGTATTATCGATTGATCCGGCGGGAGCAAAGCCCTGGACAATGGTATTATTTGCAATCGATCCACATGGAGTTGCCTGGGCGGTAAAGGAATTTCCTGATTTTGACACTTGGGGTGGATGGATTGATCTGACCAAGGATAAATTATCCGCTGGCGAGGCGGCCCAACCGAACGGGTACGGGTTGAAGGATTACGCAGATGAGATTAGGAGGATGGAAAAGATTTGTGGGGACAGTGAGGTAATTCGGGTGATTGACCCCCGTTTAGGGGCGGCGAGTTATCAAAAGGCGGAAGGATCTTCCAACATTATCGATGATTTATCGGATGAAGATATTATTGTTCAGCCCGCTGAAGCCTTGGACATCGAAACGGGTCTTCAGGCGATCAATAATTTACTCGCATGGGATCGGGAAAAGGAGATGGGATTGGATAATCATCCTAAATTGATGTTTTCGGATGAATGCCAAAATCTCATAAGTTGTCTTCAGGCATACAGTCCTGGAAACTTGAAGGATTTTTCCAAAGATTTTGTTGATGTATGTAGATATTTTTGCATCGGCAATTTCGAGTATTTTGATGAGGAGGAATTAATTTCAACGGGTGGAGGATCTTATTGATGGCAACTAATCGGAAGTGGAGCGAGGAACAGCGTGAGGAAGTGGTTGAGCTTAGAAAGAGCGGGATAAGCTGGGTAAAGATCAGTAGGCAGACGGGCATCCCAAAGGGGACTTGCATTGGATTTTGGAAGGAATCTGCAAAGGATGAGGATTTACCGGCTAAATCGGAGACAGTTATGGCGAGGGTGCTTAAACTGGTCCCCAATCCTCGTTTAATGCTGATTTACTTTGATGATCGGGAGGGGGTTGCCAGGTGCGTTAAGCGGCCACAGGACAACCGCCCGCCGAAGAGTCAGGTTTTAGTTAAAAAGGTCGAGGATGATCTGTATCGAATCGTATGAGCAGACGGAAACGAGGATCGATGCCATGCTCCGAGAGATGGTCATTGAGGAGGGCTTGGCGGCAATGGATTCGGGAAGAGACCCGAAAGCGTACACGCTCAAGGAGATTAGCGAATTTATCGGAGTGCCAATAGTGGCGGTTCACAGGGTGGAAAAAGAGGCACTGAAAAAACTTAAAAAAATAATGTTACAATGGAAAATCAATGAGTGAAAATGGATTAGAAGTACAGGAGTTTGATGAAAAAGGGCCGGATGTAGATGCGATTAAGCATGAATTTAATGATGCGAAAGCAAATCTGTCCTTTTGGATGGATAAGGCTGAAGAGGCCAGGGAGTGCCGGTTCAATGAATGGGCGGGCAAGGATGGAAGCGGCAAGAAGAATGGACCGGAAGCCTTCCCTTGGGACGGCAGTTCTGATCTCGAGCCATCACTTGTTAACCCTTTAATCGATGGGGATGTAGCCCTTCTTTCGCAATCGCTGTCACAGGCTAACCTCGTAGCCGCTCCCGTCGAAAGTTCCGACATTGGTAGTGCAAAGATGGTGAGCGAGTTTTTAAAGTGGCGGATGAACTCAATGACTGAACTTCCTCGAGAATCCGCCATCGGAGCAAATTATTTATTACAGAATGGAATCACTTTTTTCGGCACTTACTGGAAGAGGGAAACCACTCGAGTATTTAAGGATATAACCCTTGAGGAAATAGCACAGATGTCGCCCGAGCTGGCAATGGCAATCCAGGACCCTGAGATGAAGGAGGGAGTCGAGGAAATGTTCTTTCCGCTATTCCCTAACTTGAAAAAGCGGAGAGTTCGGAAGATGCTTAATGAGCTTAGGAATAAGGGAGTATCCAAAGTTCCGACAGAAAAGGCGGTAGTTAATCGCCCAGCTATTAAGGCTTATGAATTGGGTAGGGAGATTATTATCGATTCAAATGTAATTGATTTGGAGTCTGCCAGGTCGATTCACTGCATTCATTATTATTCTCCCGAAGCACTCATGCAGAAGGTCAATGAGGGATGGGATAAAAAATGGATAGAGGAACTGATAGAGAACTCGAAAGGATTTTATTCTGAGGAAAGCTATTCCACGGATCTCATGTCCTACGACACCGGTAACTTTTACGGCCAACAGGATTACGAGGGCATGGTTCGGGTAATTACGACATATCGCAAGGAACTGGATGAAGATGATGTGCCTATCTGCACGATTACTTGTTGGGCTGATGAGGTTGAGGGTCATGGTTTTCACAGTCCGATGCAATATGATCAGGGCAGATATCCATTTGTCTGCATTACTAGGGAGAACTTAAATCACCGATTACTCGATTCTCGAGGTTACCCTGAACTTTTAAAGTCTTACCAACAGGCTGTGAAAACGGAACTCGACAGCCGGCGTGACCGTGCCTCAATGAGTACAATGCCAGCCGCAGAATATGTTGTTGGTCGTAAACCCGAACGGATCGGACCAGGCGCACAGATTCCAGTTCGTAGAAGAGGAGAGTTTGGATTCGTTGAGATCCCTCGCTACTCACCGGCAAGCATGGAAGTGGAGATGCAGTTAAGACAACTCGCCAACAAGATAACCGGTCGAGCAACCTCCGCCGAGGATGCAGTTGAAGCCAACAGTATTAGACAGCACTTGGTTAACCAGTGGCTCAATGGATTCAAACAGATTTTAAATCGGGTATGGTGTTTAGATCGGACTTACGGCGGTCCGCAAATTTGGTTCAGAGTCACCAATAATGAACAGGGTGCAATGCTCATGCTCGATGAAACGGCCGAGGTTTACGATTTCAATATCACTTGGAACAGCATGAACCAGGACGAGGAGAAGGTTCTTCAGAAATTGGATACAGTGGGTAAATTAATGGCTCAGTATGACCGCCAAGGCGTTGGCAGATATGATGTATATCTCCGAAAAGTCCTTGAAGCTATCGATCCTAATCTTGCCGGCCAACTGATCGCCCCAGTTGAAGAGGCAACGGATAAAGAGATTCAGGAAACTTCTGCCGACATTGCTAAAATCGCATCGGGTCAGGTAGTAAATGTTCCCCAACAGGGTGTAAATTCTCAACTTCGTTTACAGAAACTTCAGGAGTACCTCAGAGGAACGCCTGAAGTACCGGCAACCGATGTACAGCAGAGAATGCAAGAGGACGAGAACTTTGCAAAGAGACTTCAGACATACGCTGGTCAGCTCGAAATGATGCAAATGCAACAAAAGAACGCAATAATTGGCCAGCTAGGTACTGCCCCTGGCAATGTACCAGGTACATCAGTGGCCGCTTAAACAAAAGGAAATATTATGGCATACGGGAAAGGAACATACGGATCAAAGGTTGGAAGACCTTCTAATAAAGCTAAAGCAATGGCTCGTAAGAAAATGAGTCCAGCAATGAAAAAAATGCTCAAGAAGAAAAAGTGAGTAAGCCTACCAAGGTAAATTCCCCTAGACGCATCCGAAAGGGTGAGCCAGGATATGGGAAGAAGAAATTTGTCGTACTTGCATCGGAAAATGGCAAGACAAGGACAATTCGTTACGGGGATGCAAACATGAAAATCCGTAAATCTAATCCTGATGCTCGTAAATCTTTTCGAGCTAGGCATAAGTGCGATCAAAAAAAATCAAAACTTACTGCCGGATACTGGAGTTGTAAAAAATGGTAGCAAAAAAGAAAAGACCGACACCAACAAATAGCACTCTTTACAGCCGAGTAAAATCGGAAGCCAAACGGAAGTTTGATGTTTATCCATCAGCCTATGCGAATGCCTGGTTAGTTAAGACCTATAAAAAAAGAGGTGGTAAATATAAATGAGCCTCAAGGATTGGTTTAATGAGGAATGGGTGGACATTGGCCGAAAGAAAAAAGGCGGTGGACATCCAAGCTGTGGCCGAAAGAAAGCGAGTACTAAGAGGAAAGGTTACCCCAAATGCGTACCCAAGGCCAAGGCGGCTACAATGACCAAGTCACAGAAAGCATCTGCGGTTCGCCGAAAGCGATCAAAACCTCAGGGAGTTGGAGGCAAGCCTACAAATGTAAAAACAATTGTAAGAAAGAAAAAGAAAAAATGAAATTAGCAGATGCAATCGCTGGACTGGGCGAACAGACTGAATGGTTAGTCGTAAAAGAATTTATTGAAGAGCAAAGGGATATGTGCCTTGTGGATTTTCAGGACTATACCCATGTGGATAATCCCCAAAAACTTGCCCGTCTGTCGGGAGAGATCGCTGGACTTACTCGCATAATAGAAAGTTTAGAAAATGCCGAAGCTGACACCCCACCAGCAGTTTAAAAATGCTCATCGTGCTTTACTTGATCGTTGGATCGAGGAGAGCGATATCGATGATATGGAACTTGCTAAAATTGCTATCGACGATGTCGAGGAATGGCTGGATGAGGATGTTGTTGGTTTTGAATCTGACATCCCATTAGATGACTAAACGACTTGGATATATTTACGAACAGGAATTTTTTACTCAGGCTTTAAGGCACGGCCTCGAAGTATTCACTCCGCTCGGTGATCACTTACCACAGGACTGCATTGTAGTAAATGCGGCCGGTAAAAAATTTAATGTACAAATCAAGGGGACTGAAAAGGCTAAACTAAGCGATAAAACTCGGGCTATTCGGCGGTACAAGTTTTCATGTACCACTGGCCGTGCCGTAAAGAAGCCCCTCGACTGCACAAAGGTCGATGTGGTGGCAGTCTACTGCGATGACATTCGGATTTGGTATCTAATTCCGTGCATGGCCATTGATGGGGCTGTAACAATCGCCGTCTATCCCCATGTAAAGGACTCAAAGGCCAAACACGAGAAGTTTAGGGAAAATTGGGAAATATTTAAAACTTCCTGAAAATTATTCCCGACCCCCATGTAAAATATTAATCGGTGCATCATATCGATGTGCAGATTAACGCAAGAGTGCGAACTTCAAACGCAGAAACATGGCAGATACAGAATTAACCGAGGCTTCGGGTACAACAACGGAAGCAGAAATACAACCAACGCAGAGCATTACGACCCTTGAGGAGTTGACAGCATCGTTTGTCGACAAAGTTGAGGAGAGTGAAGCGAAACAGGAATCTGAAGTGGAGCCTGGTCCCGAGACCACAACCGCAGATGCAGATACCGACCAGGATAAAGATGTTCTTTTACAGTCAACCGAGTCTGAGGAATCAGAGGAGGAGGAAACGGAGGAGATAGCTGAAGAGGAAGAGGAAACAGAGGACGAAGCTGAACCGCCCAAAGCTGTTGGTAAACTGCTCAAACAAGTCAATAAACTGACTGCTCGAGCAAAGACCGCCGAAGAAACAGCCGAAGCATTACAAGCTCAGATTGAAGCCTTAAAATCCAATCCGCAGAAGCAATCGGAACCCAGTCAGCCAGCCCTGGATGAAGTAAATGACTTTCAGTCATTGGAAACTTTACGAAAGGAAGCACTTGCCGCCAAGAAGTTTGCACTTCATCACATAGGCAAGGACTTTGTGGAAGTCGATGGGAGAGAGTATTCGGATGATGATATCCGAAACATTCTTACACAGGCAGACGAATACCTGACCGAGAAGATCCCCGAAAGGGCGCAATATCTTCAGTCAGCCGCACAATGGCAACAGGATACGATTAATGCTCATCCGTGGGTTTCAGACAAAGTGGATACCGACCAAGCTGAAGAACGCCGTGGCGTTTTTAACCAGTTAAAAAGTCAGTATGCAAATGTTCTGAACTCCCTACCGAATGGCGACTTTATAGCGGCCACACTCGTAAGAGGGGTGGAAGCGATTAAAGCGGATCAGGCGGCCAAGACGGCCAAACCGAAAGCCAAGAAGGTAGCCAAAGCACCTCCCCCAACGATGGGTGATTCAAGCCCACCGATTCAAACTTCAGCCACTCGAAAGACTGCAAATAAACAAAAGATTTTGGAGCGAGGACGACTCTCGGAAAACGATCTAGCCGCATTTCTAGCGGAATAAAATTTATAAAACTTCAAAATAAGGAATTAAAAAAATGGCTATTGCAACAAGCTACAATGTAACAAGCACAAAAGGTGCTAGAGAAAATTT